GCTTCTTTCTTACAAGCTTTCGCTTCTTCGAGTGCAGCTGCTTCAGCAACTTTTGCTTGGTCGAGAAGAGCGTTTAGTTCAACGTCTTCGATGAGGTCTTCGTCAGGTGTCATGATAGGTTCAGTTTGTTCGGATTGGAGTTTTGAGATGCGGCCATGAATGTCAGCAATCTCGTCGTTGATTTTCTTAAGTTCGTCAGGGCCAGCGTCAGTTTTCTTCCTGTTGAGTTCGCGAACGCGATTGTTCCAACGTGAAAGTTTTTCTGATTTGCCACCATCGCCGAACGTAATTACTTCGTCAATGTTAGGCATTGTTCATTTTGATTTTGGAGAGGAAATCAACGAAGACTTTTTCTTGAACCGCTGCTAGATTAACAGAGGAAGCTCGCTTGATCGCAGTCTCATATTTTTCAATTTCCCGAGCTTCCAGAATTCCGTTATTCCAAACCCAGTCAACACCTTCCATGATTCCGTTAACGAATGCAGATGGTGCAGATGGATCATGAACAACATCAACCGTTGAGAGACGGAAGTCATCCTTAACGTAAGACTTACCTTTTCTCGACTCGATGGATCCCATGCCACGACTTGAAACACCTAGCTTCATACCGCCTTTGATAAGACCTTTTACGATCTGTCCCATTGGCGTATCAAGCACGAGTGCCTTTCCAATTACGTTATCACCGTCCCACTTGAGTTCGGTAATGCGGTGTGAAATTCTTTCTGGGTTAACAGCAGGACCGGCTGGGTGATTTAGTTCACCTCCTGCACGGCCAGTATTAACATATTCCCGAACATACTTGTCAACGGCAGCTTCAAGAACCGTCCGAGGATAGATTCGCATGTTGCGATTCTCCTGTTCGGCTTGCATGTAAATGCCTTCAATGAAGGTAAGCTTTTCAGCGCCTGTCCCTTCGGTCAGGTACTTGATGCCTTCTTCGTTATGTTCAGTGATAAGAAGCATTGCTTTGATTATTCCGCGATCTTGGAAGCCTCAACCTTAGCATAAACATCCGACGTGATTGCGACACGTTTGATGTCTAGAACCGTATTGACCTTTTCTTTGATTGCTTTTGCAAAGACTTCATTTGCTTTTGTATGATCGCTATCAGCGACAGCATCAATGAAGCTAGAGATTGTACCCATGTTAGTTATTTATTAAAATCGTATTTTTCAGGCAGGTTCAATAGTGAATATGAACATCGCCGGTTGGTTTTCCAGATGTATCGCCTTCGTCTCCTCCATCCGCGCCGTCAGCCGCATCACCTTCAGCCGCAGGAGGTTCTTCGCTAGGTGGTGGTGTTTCCTTCGCGATCTCAGCATCAATACGCTTGATGTCCTGTTGTGTTTGACGAAGGATGTTAGTTCTAACCCATGCATCACTGAAGTACTTACCGATATGAGGAGTTACTTGATCCAGCATCGTGATACGTTCACGAAGGATTTCAAACTCTTTCAGCTCGGAGAAGTAGTTGTCCTCAGCAAAGTCAACCGCGATATTCTCCTTGATGCTCTCCCAGTCTTCCTCAGTAACAATCCCCTTGAGGATTAGTTGAGTATGCAACAGATTGATTAGGAGGTACGCGAACTTCTGACGAAGTCGAGTAACGAACTTGTGGAACTTGACTTCATCGCGAGAGATTTCGGTCGAGCGGCCAAGGTTGAATCCAGTCTCTCCTTCAAGACGTGAGATAGGAACGTTGAGTGAACGGTAAAGTTTCTTTTGGAAGAATATGACGTCCTCGATTTGACCAAGGTTATCACCACCTGGTAACGTCGTGATTTCGGTGCCGCGACCACCTTCTTTACGAGGTAGCCAGAAATCCTCAAGCATTGACATCGACTTGCGGTCGTCTCGAATGTCTCCAGTCGCTGCATCGTAAACAAGCTTGTTCCGATACTTGGACATGATCGACTGGACATACTCCTCAGACTTACCTTTAGGAAGGTTACCAACATCGATGTAGAAGATGCGGCGTTCAGGCGCGCGCGAGATACGATAAATGACGAGTGAGTCTTCCATCATCCGCAACTGATTGACAATCTTCAGCGACTTGTGAAGGTTCGATGTTACAACCTTGCGGGTCTCGTCAACTAAACCAGACGGAACATAAACGATCGAATCAGGATTGATCTTAACAGCTGAAAGACTTGCAGTAGAAACCGATGATCCATCCGCACCCATTCCTTCCGTGTACTGGAAGTATTCTGCTGTAGTCGTGACAGTCTTAACTCCTGTCGCTCGGTCGACCTTAGTCGTTATCTCGCGAACCTTCTTAACACGAGTTGGTTCGATTTCACGAATTTCCTCGATACCGTTCTTTGGATTCTTTTGATTCGGGATGATGTGAAAATACATCCGGCCATCAACATACCAACGACGGAAGTACTCTTGACCCTTCTCGTTGAAATTGAGTAGCGAAACTACATTCTCAAATTCTTCCGTGATCTTCTTCTTGATTGATTCGTTGAAGTCATCAAGCTCGTCAAGAATAAGCGAGACAGGCGCAGAATTATCGTCGGATACGATTGCGGCGTTGACGATATCGGAAATTGCTGAATCGCATTCAGGCTGTGTTGCGGCCGCGCGATATTTTAGAATAAGATCACGTTCATTAGTGATCGTTGTTCCGTCGATGTCGACAAACTGTCCATAATATCCAGCACCACCCGATGACGCGATGACGGTAGTACCGTCTTGGTCCATAGGCGGAACAAAAGAAACAGGATCGTCGTTATTAAGAACGGGATCTTTCTTTTTCTTGGATAATGAAAAGCCGAATAGTGTCATGCAAAAGTATTTATCCAGGCAGAGATCACTTGTAGCCCTGCCTGGATAAACGGTTATCTGTTATGTCTCATGCGCGATTACGCAATCCCGGAACGTTCGGACGTCCAGTATTGGTAAGTCAACTCGACCGTGAATTCTTCGACGACGTCGTTGTTTTCAGAGTTAAGTTCGATAGACGAGACGTTTGTTGGGAACGCTCCGATGATCTCGTACGTCTTGGTGATTGATTCATCACGGTCAAGTTGATGTACGAGTACATTCGAATAATAGTTGAGCGCGTTATTTCCGACATACGCCGAGACGTTTTCGGAGTTCGCGTTGATCAAGTCCATCCAACGTTCAAACGCATTGCGAATGTCCATCGTCGTGTCATTGATAACAGTGATGGACCATGGTTCGAATGTTCTATCGCCCGCAACGTTTAGCTTTCGTCCACGAAATGGAATCGGGATTGGTTGAATGACCGAGGAAGGCAGTGATGCCGCTTTGATCATGAACGATGCGAGTTCCGAACGTCCGCCTGTAGCCGCTGGAAACGGTAGATTGACTTTGAAAAGGTTAGGGCGTGCGCCACCTCCCTTGAGTTTTGCTTTGAAGCTGTCTAGTCCTGCCATATGATTGGTGTCTTGTTAGTGGTGGTTGATTTATTTATTAGGCACCAACGATCTCCTTGAACTCAACGCCAGTGCGAGTAGCGATGAAGTTGAGCTTGATGTAGTTGATCGAGCGGGCTGGCTTGATGTAGATGTCGCCAACGAACTCGTTGCGGTCGATGACCTCAGGAGTGTTATTGGTTTCATCGCAAACAACGCGGTAGTCAAGAATGCCGCGGCGACCTTGAACATCGCGAAGGAATGGCTCAATCGTGTTCTTGAATGAAGCACGGGTGAACTCATCGTTCAGTTCAAACAACTGATATTTAGCAGCGCCTGAGATCGTGCGCTCAACAACGTTGAACAGACGACGAACATTGATGCGGTCGAACGCAGAAGGCTTGCTTAGAGCCGTTCTGTCGCCTAGCAACACGATGCCTTCTCCAGGAATTGCAACAATCGAGTTGATGCGCTTCTTGTAAAGGTCATCACGATCAGTTTGGCCTGGGTTGTAAGCGATCTTCGAGATGCCCTGAAGTTGTCCGCGATTGAAGCCACCTGGTGAGAACCAAGGATCAGCAACGAGGTCAGTGTTTGCACATAGACCTGCGACGTGACCGGCGAGTGGGATCCAGACATAAGTATCTGCATACTTGTTGTATGTGTAGCCAGGAGTTTCGTCGAACACAACGAATGACGTCGAGGAATATGCAGCTGAATCGAATTTTTCGATGACTGCATCCTTCTTAAGCACATTCGAGGTTAGGTTAGCGATTCCTACAGGTGCTGAGATCGTCGCGAGGATGTCGCGGCGAGTGTTTGCAATTCCGTAGACAGCAACGTCAACGATTTCTTGCGATACATCGAACATCTCGGCCCAGAGGAAGTTGATGTCAACCAAATCCTTGTCCGCGAATAGTTCAAGCGCTGTAACAACGTTTCCTGGGGCGGCAGTTGCATCAGTACCATTGACGAGTGCAAGTGTTGTGATCAACGTGTTATCGTTGTAACTCACGATGTCGCCTCCGACGAATGGAATGATTGATAGAACGACCTGGTTGGTCGCGGTGTAAGGAAGCACGGCTTCAATGTTGAACTTCATCGAAGCAATTGGAGTTACTGAGGTTACAGCAACGCCGTCTACTTCGAACGTGAGGTCCATCAGATTAGCATCATTCAATAGAGCGGACTCATAAACGATTTCTTCAATGATGTCAGCCAACGTTACATTAGTAACATTCGTTGTGACCGGTCCAACAACAGCTTGGCTTGCACCAATCGTTACGTCATAAGTAACATATCCTGTCGCTGCATCAAGTACATCAACAGTCACGTCAACGTAATCAGTTGAAAGAGCGTCAACCCCGCCTTTTAGTGTAGGACCTGATACACTCATTGTGCCAGCATTCAAACCAAGCGAAAGCGTGGTCGCATTTGCGGCCGCTCCAGGCGTGTCTGACACGATGTTGATGAGGCTGCCAACAACAGTCGTATCAAGACCGGAGATAGCGCTGATCAATGCAGATAGGTCGGAGATCGTGATGAACTGTGTTAGGGCATCAGTGATTGTCGCGACCTTCGTGAATTCATCGCCGTCGATGTCAACTGTGTCGCCGTTGATAGGAATGCCGAAGTTGACGAATCCGTGTGCAGCCTTTGCAGGAACAGCAGAATCATCGACCAAACGAATGTTGATCTTTGCGTTGTTTCCGATTGCACCGTCATAACCTGACTTAACAACGACAGTCTTTGCTGTGTTTGTAGTAGTGGTTACTGATGCGCCGCCCGAGTAAGTAACGGTCGTTTCAGTTGAGAGCAGGAACGGAAGGTCAAGAACAGATTCATTTGAAACTGCGCCACCCGCAACATCGAAGACAGACTCTACCGTGATTGGTTGGTCAGCATCAGCAAACGTGTTTGTCAACGTGTTTACGTAGATGTAAGACGACGTGTTATTGATGACGTCCTTGTAGTAAATCGAAGCGCCGTCTTCAGTCTTTGCATTAGAACCAAGGGAAAGACCTTCGTATTTTTCGAGGACAGTTCCTTTCGTTCCAGAGATAAGACCTAGAGTGTCGATAACGACAAGGTGAATTTCATCGTTGGTTCGTTCCGATTCAAGTAGTTCTGCCATGACTGCCTCAGCCGTCAATGAACGATTAGGTGCTGAATCGAATAGGCCTTTGTAAGCCCAGTCATCGTATGAAGCATCAGCAACGCCTGAAACGTGAGCGTACTCAACGGTAATGCTGTTGCCAATTGCTCCAGGATAACGAGCGGAGAAGATGAAATTAAGAGCTCCGATCGTGTCGAAGTGATCTTTATTCTTGATGAGGATTGGGTTAGAGTCAGCCGCATTAAAAGCCGACGCAGAAATTGCGCGGGACACTCTAAGCGTGTTGCTGTACTTTAGAAAGCTTGCTGCTGTTAGGAATGAACGAGTGTTGACTCCGTTTGAAGGAGAGCCGAAGTACTGCGCCAATTCTTTTTCAGAACCAACGGTGACAATTTCACCAGCAGGTCCCCAGTTAAGGTGTCCAGCGTAAGCACCGATCGATGTCGATGTAGCTGGCACCACGTTAGTTTGGTCGAGTTCGTTAATGTCGAGTCCAGGTGAGACTAAGAATGCCATATGTGTTTCTTTCAGTGTAGGTGTAATGCGGAGACATAATAAGAAGAATTCAATCTAATCCTTATTTATATTTTGGGCATCTCAAAGGCCCCATTCCTTCTGAGCTGCAATCAATGCCGCATATGCAGCCATACTTGTGTCTTGTTCGGTCGTGTCTGGCATAATACCGAACGGAACAACGTCATCCTCCATCTCCTTGATCCGATCCGAATAAAGCAAATCTTTGAGGTTCACAGACGATGAATCCTTGAATAGGTCGGTTGACACGAACCAAGAGAACAACACGATGTTCATTACAAGGTCATCATTCGTATTTCCTGCAGCCGCATATGAACCTGATGAGGTGGCCTCGAATGAACTCAATTCTGCGATTGAGTTCGCGTCGCTGATCGAGAGCTTACCGGACTCGATCAAGTCCTTTGCGTTTGAACACCCGATTCGTTTGACACGCTTTGTCATGGTAACACCGATACCCATTGACTTCACGGATGACTCGACGAACGTATTTTCGTACTCATACTCGTGATAGACAGTGTTGCATACGACGTGACCAGCATCATTATTTTCAATGATGACAAGCGCGTCCGCATAAAGCTTAGCACAACGGACAATGATGTCCGGGAATAGCAGCGGCGATATGTTATTATTTCGGTAGACCGCTACCTGCTCAAATGGCATAACGCTAGTGTCGAAGATAGTGAACGTCGAATAGTCCTGCCCACGTCCCTTCGAGACGTCGACTGTCATCACGTATGAATGCCCTTCAACGGGAACCTTGTAATACCTAACATCATTCCTTAACTCGAACGGATCAATTGCTTTTAGGGCAAGGAGGACCGCCGAACTAATCAGCGTATCGGATGAGCCAATGAAGTTGACATCAAATTCTTGACTGAATTGAAGCTCGGACGTGTTCGCGATCGTCAACGCCTTCCATGCCTCGTCACGACCCGGAACGTCCGACCATTTGATCGTGAACGGTTTGAAACCGTCGGCTGTTGGTTGTGTTACCGCCTTCTCCCAAAGCTTGTAGAACATATTGCCGATTCCGTTAGGAGTCGATGTGATGATTACCTTCGAGTCTTCACCTGACGTGATAACCGGGTAGGTTGATGTATAGAATGTTGCCGCATCGTTGACGAACGCGAACTCGTCAAGGAAAATGACGTTCATCGAAAGACCACGAATCGAACTTGAACTCGTCGCGGCCGCAATGATCTTCGAGTTATTCGAGAAGTGAATCGAGCCTTTGTTGAGTTGCTTACAACCAGGCTGGAGGAAGAACGGAATGTTCTCAAGCATCAACGTCAAACGCGAAAGCATTTCGCGCGCAGTGGCTCCTTTGTTTGCAAGGATGCCGACCATCTTCTCCGCGTGGAAAAGGACATACCAAAGAAGCCATGCAACTGAAGTTACCGACTTGCCTGATTGCCGACACGCAAGAACGATGCTGAATCGGTTGTCCGAGAAGTGTTTGACCATCTTCTTCTGATAACCATACAGCTTGAAATCGACAAGCCCTTTATTAAGGTTGATGACCTTGACATATTTCTCGATGAAGTACTCAGGATCCTCAGAACACTTGATGTATTCCTCAAGCTCGGTATCGGTGTACTGCTGCTCAACACCATCCCTCTTCACATACGGGTTGCCGTTATAGCCGTGCTCAGGATTGTTCATTTTGTTAGCTCGATCCAGGTTGGGTATTGTTCGCTTTTGAGGCGGGTCCTCACGTGATAGCGGCTAATCGAAAACGCCTTACATACTTCGCCAATACCAACATAAACTTTATCGTCAACACTAATTCGCTTGCATATCCATGGTTTTGGGATTCCAGTTGTTGCTGCACTAACTGATGCTGAACGTCGGGCTCTTACCTCAGGAGAATCTTTCATGCCTCGTCTGGCCTCAGCACCTAGCTTAGCAGCCATTAACACTTTTTGTTTGTCTCTCCTAGGAGTTCTAATTCCAGGTTTGCCTTTGAAGTTTTTAACACCAGCACCTCCCTGAATTTTATTCAAGCAAAATGGATCCGCTAAATACCTATCGCCGACCAAAGTCTTTTCATGAGCAAATGCAGCGTCACTGGATTCATGTAAAGCTACCATTTCAAATGAGTGTCTTGCATTTTGTTTGATGAGGTTTGCTACATCGACGCCAGACCCTTTATAGCGATCATTTAACCGCTTTGTTGAATGCTTGCCAAAATAATAAAACCCAGTATCCGGAAAGGTGATCTTATATGTAATGTGAAAATACTGAGCGATCATGCAAATCTATTTATGCCTTTCTAAAGCATGCCCACCCGAAGGTGTTCACGGCCTGATAAACGATATCACGCCGGTACCAAGGTACGCCTATGTTAAACATTGCTTCCTTGAAGATTAGGTCAGCCTCTTTACGATTATAGAGAGGACATTCCTTGTTGTAAAGATAGTCGTGAATGACAGCGGCGGCAAAGTAATCGCCGAACGGAGCAAGGATTGACCAAAACACCTTTGGAATGCTTGCTCCATCAGTGATGAAACCTTCAGGCACAATAATAGTTCCCTTCGATGAGACGTAACTAAATGGCTTTTCTAGTCTGAAGCACCGAGATGAACCACGCATGCCTGCGTCTTCAAAACATAGCTTGTCTGGAAAATAGTCATTCATCATACTTCTTCTCCCCATGTTAGAACTAGATCGCCCACACCGTTAGAAAGCGTGCATGTGACGACAAGATAATCGCCGCGAACCAATGTTACTTCGCAACCAGGCTTTCCAATATCAACTGTCTTAGAAACGTTTGCTTCAACAAACACGGTGTCGAGGTATTCCATTGACGCAACGGTTGCTGCAGTTGCACGAGTTGTGCCAGCTGTCATCGTAGGCGAGTCAGTTTGAACGAATGAGCCATTGCCTAGAGCAACAAGAACCTCACCTGTGATAAGGCCTGGATTGCGTGCGCGGAATAAGCGGTATGTTGCTTTCTTAGTGTTATTCACGGAAAGCTCTAGGAGAGTAATAGACCGAGTGTTAGTGACGCCGTTAATCAAGAGCGGGTTGTGAATAACAAGTGTAGGAACATTCGTGCCGTTAAGTGTTACCGCGTCCGCAGCAGCTGATCCATACTGATGCGTGTCATCAAGACCATTCTCCGACGTGATATCACAGCAGCCGATGTTCATCGTAACATCCTGTGTTGTTCGAGTTGCTTTGAACGAAACAGGAAGCGCAGGATTTTCCATCGAGAGCGCGGTAAGAGTACCGAGAGATGAAATCGTATGAACGAGCTTCAGGTTAATGAAGAACTTGTAGTTACCAACGCCTCTCCATTGATATTGGATGTCATAGACGTTGCCTTTCTCGACGTCGAAGCCAGGAATAGATGAAGTGTCAACTTCAGCCTCGTAGTTTTGTGCGCCGCCCGACTTGCGAACCGCGTATAGTTTACCATCATTCTTAAGACGGAAGAACACGCCGTTCTCCGTTGTTTGAAGTCCCCACTCGCGAACACCGTTAGCTGTTTTAGTTGGGCACCACACAGCAGTCGAGAACAAATGTCCTCTGTTAGGCTGATATCTAGGAGATAGCCGTGACTCAAGAATCAATGCTGACTTCGTCGAGGTTGCATTCAGTTGTGCCGCCCCTAGATTAGAAATAATGTTAGTCGATGTATAGACTTGAACACCGTTCTCATACATGAACCAACTCTTAGCGGGAATATCATATGTCCACATTCCGTGGAATAGAGATTGAGGCAATGAAATCTTTTGAATGCCCCATGCATCGAGCGTGATGTCGCCCTCACCCATAACAGAATCGGTTAGTATTGGTGCTGCACGAAGCTGAGCATCAGTCAAGCCGTTCGAAGTAGCGACCGTGCCTGAGATAGGAACTGCGGATGCTCTTAATTGTGTGTCGGTTAATGGGCCAGAAACAGGAACCGGCGTAGTACGAAGTTCGACGTTAGTAAGGCCACCTGAGACAGGAACTGCTGACGCACGAAGTTGAGCATTTGTTAGGCCACCTGTGGTGACATCAATCGGAGTAGCTCTAAGCTCGGCATCTGTTAGACCGCCTGTTGAAACTGTGCCGGAGACAGGAACTGGAGTTGCACGAAGTTGTGTGTCAGTAAGGCCTCCTGTAGAGACAGGAACTGGAGTTGCACGAAGTTGGGTATCAGTAAGACCTCCAGTAATGACAGTGCCAGAGACAGGAAGCGGAGTAGCGCGTAGTTGCGTATTGGTTAGACCGCCTGTAGTAACATCAATTGGAGTTGCGCGAAGCTGAGTATCAGTAAGACCGCCGGTAGTAACATCAATTGGAGTCGCGCGAAGTTGAGTATCAGTGAGTGCTCCTGTGATAGGAAGAGGCGTCAAACGAAGTTGAGTATCAGTGAGTCCGCCAGTTGAAACTGTACCCGAGATAGGAACCGGAGTAGCTCTAAGCTCGGCATCTGTTAGACCGCCTGTTGAAACCGTTCCTGAGACAGGAAGAGGTGTCAAACGCAACTCTGTGTCAGTCAGCGGTCCTGAGACAGGAACCGGAGTTGCTCTAAGTTCGGTGTCTGTTAGGCCGCCAGTATCAACAGTTCCAGTGACGAAGTGGTGAGGCGTATGGACACCAAAGGCTTCAGTCGAACGGAATGTTTGCGGTTGTGATTCGCCGTCAACAATTTTGAAGTTATCGCTCATAAGAGGGGTATGTAATTTGAATTGATAGGAACATTCATAACGAAGGCACGGTCTGGATCAGGCGGCGGAACAACAATGTCATCGTCTGTATCTGAGAATGGGTAGGTACGATCAACGAACACATCCTTGATTATAGGAGGCAGCGTGTTTCGTATTGTCGCGTCTGCTGGCATTAGCGTGGTAGCAAGTCAATAACAGAAACTAACACAGCAGTATTCGCAGTGCATCCAGAGATAGATATGCCAACCTTGCCAGATGCTGGAATGCTGGAGATCCATCTTCCAACTGCGGTCTTTGGACGTGTAAGCCCATCATCGCCAACGTCTAAGATGAAAGTCGCGAGGTCTCTAGCCAGATACCCAGGAACAACAGTTGCGCCGTCGAGAACACCTGCGATCTCAATAGAAACCGGCCGGCCGGGATGACGAGCTTTTACGATGATGTATTCGCCGTCGGTCGTGACAGTATTGTTAGTAGGTAGTTCGAACATGTTAGTTAATGACTAGGAAGTTGACTTTGCATTCTCCGCCGCCAGGTCCATTTGAATCCATGTAGATAACAAATTGACCTTGTGCCGCAACAACACCACCTAGACGAGCGGTATTATCATTGGTAGCTTTAGAGATAAAGATGAGCGAATTCGGAGTTACTTTATTATTCACAACCGTCAATGATGTAGCCGTGGCCGCGAAATTAACAGATCCTAAATTTGTGTTTATAGTTCGGTTTCCAGTCGTGCCTGAGGGAGTGATTGTTTTTGCAAGCGTGATGTCACCAGTCGCGCCTAGTTCAACGAAGTTTGCACCGCCTGTCACCGACCGAACAACGGCGGTGCTTGGTGTCGCAAGATGAGTTCCATCTAGAATTCCTGCACTCGGAAGGCTGTATGTCTCGGGATGAACGTATAACTTCCCACGAGACGGATGCGAGAAAGCAACTATGCCAACTCGAATGATTGCGTTTGGCGCAACAGGATACGTTGACGTAAGTGTACCAGGAACAGTGCTTGAAAGATATAGCGGAGTTCCATCAGGATAGATCGCAAGATTCAAACCATTGACAATACCGCCTGTGGTAACATATCCGAACTGGCCTATTGGGATTGTGTGTGTTATTACTCCTAACACACGTGCTGTTGTAATAGCATCGGCGAGCGCTAATTGCACCGTTGGATGCTCTTCATTTGCACCGGAAATGAAAACAACTTGGCCATCTGTTAATGGCGCGGCGGTCATATTCTTTACTCGAACCCAGACCTCGCGCCCGATGTTCATCGTAACAGCTGCCTCGTCGTTGTAATACGCAAGCGACTTATCAACTGTATCATAGAATACTCGTCCCTCTGAGTGAGCAGGCTTGCCATCAAGATTGTAGTCAAGATGATGCAGAGATGCATTATCCATGGCCTGCGTGCCTGTCAACGTATTGCCGCCTTCAAGATTTGCCTTTCCTGCAAACAAAGCGTTGGTGTCGATGATATCTTGGTCGTGACCATCGACTCGGCTGTCGAGTGTTGAGATATCAGAATCATGTCCGTCAATGCGGCCATCGAGTGTTGTTATAGCGGAGTCGTTTCCATCAATGCGACCATCAAGTGTTGTTACATCGCCTGCAACAGCAGAGATAAGAGGCGGTATCGCGTCTATGTTATCTTGCAACGTATCGAGTGTGTCCTGAAGGCCTGACGTCTTTGCGATCGTAAGAGTACCATCCGACATCGCAACGCCGATAGCGTCAGGCGTTGTATAACCCTTTTGCGCGCCCGCTGCCTCAGTAGGTATCTTACTGATGTTGTCAATTGTGATTTGTGTGTCGGTGAATTTCATATTACCATTCTAAGAGAGTGTCATCAGAGAACTGTATCGTGACTTCATCTGAAAACAAGATTGCTTCTAATAGATTACTAGTTGCTGCTGACCCCTCTGATCCGAAGATAGTCTTGCTCAAAAACCGTTGTGTAAGTACACTTAAGACGGCCTCATCAACGGTATCTTTTACAGTTGGAATCATTAACGTGGAAGGAGATCAACTATCTTGACTAGAATTGCTGTTGTGCCAGTTGCATTGGTTACGCGGATAGCAGGCTTTCCAGATGATGGTCGAACCGACACCCATCTACCCGCTTCGGTCTTTGGACGAGCAATCCCGTCATCACCTACATCAATGATGAACACCGGGACTTCATCCGATGAAGTGAAACCAATTGTTACTGTCGCACCGCCGAATACACCCGTGACTTCAACTGATATTGGACGACCTGGGTGCCACCCTTTAGCAGGAAAGTAATCTCCATCAGTTGTGATGATGTTGTTGGTTGGGATTGGTGTCATCTTGCTAGTATTTATATGTTAGGCCTCAACCGTAATTTGAGAAGCTGTTCGTTTCGTCAGAAACTTTTGAAGATCGGACGTCGTTCCTGTGAAGATGACGTTGTTTGTCGTTGACGGGCCTGCTGTCACGATAGCTGTTCCTTTTTTGCTTGTAGGATCGGCGTGCACCTTCTTACGATCTTTCTGAATCGTCGAGATTTGGTTGTTCACATCCGCCGCGGTCTTAATGAGGTTAGCCAATACCTCGAATGCGCGAGGGTGTTCTGAATCAGTCGCCAAATTCAACATGATCGCGATTGCTTCGTCTGATGTTTCGGCGAGCTTCTTTACTCGTTCGCGCGTGAATGCATAGTCTTCCTCGGCATCCTTTGCGAGCTGTTCCTCAGTAGGCTTGAACGATTGCACGACGACAGGCTTAGTCTCAATGAGTTCAGCGGGCGTGTTTTTCGAGAGAGCGGATAGGATGCTCTCCTTTGTCTTTGGTGTCGTGCTCATTAGAATCCGTATGTTGTTACGACCGTGTAGTTTTCAGGCGTGTCATTCTCAGGATCACCAAGCGCAACATTGACATACTCGTCGCGCGTTGTATCAGGATCACATGCATCACCTGTTGTTAGGTTCACGGTGATGTCCTTGATGATCTTCTCTTTGTTCGTGATAGGACCTACGAACTTGATCTTGATCGAGAAGTCGAGTGTGTAAATGATTGAGCGACGGCCCGACTCGAAATCGCCTTCATAGTCGTCTTGAAGCGTAACACCGTTGAGGATGAAGGGGACATCAGTCTTTGTGTCAGGACCTTCCATGCCTTTCACGGCAAGCGTGTAAGCAGGATCAAACGACGGTAGAATCTGTTCAAGGATCTGTAAGCCCGAGTCTTGGTTATCCGCAAGGATCGAAAGCTGCATACCCAGGATGTAAGGAACTGATTGACGCACAACAGTTTTCGATCCGTTGTCGTCAGGGATCGTGAACGTTCTCTTGTTGTTTCGATTCAGGACAGCGGCTGGATCAAATGATATTGACGTGATCTCGAACGACATACGAGGAAGCCGGATTGCGACGTCGGCGTGCTGGCTGTTATCCGCATCTCGAATACGAACGAGGAATCGTTCACGAGGCCCATATGAAAGAGGCACGCGAATAACATTGGACAACTTGCCTGAAATCAACTTGCCCGTGTAGATGTTATTGAAGATGGATCCGAAGACGGCCACGGTCTTGCGGACAGTTGCATTATAGAAGTATAGGTCGTCTAGCATTACTTACGGAAGTTTGATTTCACCGAAAGGATTTTTCTCGGAGAAGTCGATGAATGAATTGCCTTCGGCTTCGAACGAAGAGTTCTGCGCATTGTCATCATTAGCGAATGTTACGTTATCGCCCGCAGTCTCGATGTCAAAGATTTGTGTTATTGTTGCCTCAAGTCCTGAGATGATATTCGTCAGAACTGTGTCAGGCACTAGCGGCGCGAACAAGCCGTTATCATAGGTGATTGGGCCGAGGAACACGGTGTCGCTTACATCGTCTGTTTCATGAACGTCAAGGATTTCGGTAGAGCCTGTCGTGTCGTCAGGCATCAACATCGTTACCTTGTCGCCAATCTGTAGACGATCAGTGTCAGTAATAGCGTACTCTAGAAGAACTGAGAAGCCCTGTGACGAGTAGCTTTGAATCGCATCAATCTCTTCCACGCCTGTGTCAATCGAGTTGTTAGGATATTCGTAAAGTTCAATAATGAGCTTATACACGGGGAGACCACCTAACTGGAAGAATGGCTTCTTATCTTCGACGAACTTGATCTCGAACAACCCTTTCGTTAATGGAACATAGATCAGGTCACCTTCAGCAGGACGTGCCTGATCTTTAGGATAACCAAAGCGGCCTACTAATTGATTCCAGCGGCGTACTGAACAAGCTAGCGTCAGCTGATCGCGAATTTCTAGACCGAACTTAGTGATAAGCTTGCCATCACCTTCGAAGCCATCAACCGATTCAACATACATCTCGATCATGTATGCATCAGGAAAGTTCGAGAGCGTGTCTTCGTTTAGGATTCGGTCAAGCTTGATGATCTTACGAGGAATGTAAAACATGTCATGCCCATAGACTTGAATTGATTCTATGATCAAGTCTTCGAGTAGGTCCTTCTCGGATTTAGTTCCGTGAGATATGTATCTATTACGAGGCATCTTGTTCTTTCACTATTCGAAGAATTGCGTTCACACATTCATAACAGGAGTTTGGACAGTCGGGCGAACATACCATTCTAAAATCACAGCCTTGGTTGATGTTATCAATGAACTCGTTCGTAAATTTATTCACGTCGTCCTGATTCGTTATGCCGTTAAGACGTTCTGAACAGACGTCGATTGATACACGCCCATCCTTAACGTCTATGATAAGTGGTATTTCCGTGTTCATATGTTAACCAACGAAAAAGTCAGGCGGGAACGAGTACTTCGAATCGAACTCTTCTTCAATCTTTTGAATCTCGGTATTTGCATCTTCGAAAAGAGCGCGGCCGTTGATTGTGACACCACTTGGTAGTTGCATACCTTCAAATTTGATTAAGTTCGCGCCCCACTGCCGCTTAAGTAAAGCAGTTGCATACTTCTTAAGCATCATGTCGTTATACACGTCTGGGTATGCGTCAGGATCAAGAATTTGATAGC